CGCACAGACACAAGCGCTTCGCTTGTGAGTTTGACATTTTCTAATCAAGATGGCCAGAGGACGATACTGCACCATTTTATAGAGGTTAAAACGAATAAAAGACCTCTATTAGTTTATTGTCATTTCGGACATGTTTATCACTTTCTTATTGCTTAATCACAAAATACCTTAAAGCCAAATAGGGTATGACAACAAAATTGAGATCTACTGTGAAATCGATGATCAACAGTATCATTTTGGTGAGTAACTGGGTGACCAGAAAACTCAAAATTTGTACGCCCACATACAAAAAAGGTTGACGGCATAACACAGCCATCTGAAATGAACTCAATACTGCAGCCCGGTGACACGGTGTGATTAATAATCTAACCTTAGGCAACAAAAAACAAGCTAACATCGTATACATGACATATCGTTGGAAAAAGTTATATACAAACGCATAAAACATCCAGGTATGCACACTTATGTCATAGTTAGTTGTTGACTGGGAATTAGGGTAGATCAAAAAATCATACTCCTCCAATGGTATGTCCTTACTTTGAACTGACCAAGCCTGCTCATCGAGCCCAAATATGGTTTGATAGGATGTGCACCTCTTGGAACGATTGACAAAATCATTGCACAGATCAGAATAGGTTGGGAAAGTGGAATCCTGAACCCACAACTCCCATCCTAAGTCTTTGACCAGACCCTTCAAGAGACAAAGCTTCTCATTATAAGTTTCTTCTCCATACCAGAAATATTCTCTCAGAGCACTTGATATAACATCGATCCCTTGCACTTCTTTCGTAACAGCTTTGGAACGAGTCCAAACCATAAGTGACTTCTCTATAGACTCCTCTTCCAGAGGAGCGACATAGCATCCAAGTCGATCATCCATTCTCCAAGTTCTCTTCAAAAAAGAGGCATCTTCAATGTTAATGAATGGTACGCTTTCTGATTCCTTATCGGCCATCGTATAAACAATGTTCAATGTGGCAAAGGTTTCCGATATGGAACTATGGTTGAACCAATCACACTCCCGTGAAACCGACATTATATTGTCGTCACCATAGGTCATCAAATTGACATTTTTCTTAAAAGTAGAAACAGAATGTTCAGGATTAAGCATGAAATAAACA